CTGAAGTTAAGATTTATAATAATTGGGATTTTTGCGAGGCTTTACCGGATGTGGATACGATTTTTGGGCTGGACTTTGGGTATAACCATCCGACTTGTTTGGTGGAAATTGCCAATAAAGATGATGAATTTTATGCAGATGAGATAATTTATAGGCGGTTCATGACGAATGAGGATTTGATTAAGGTGATGGATGAGTTGAAAATAAGCAAGAAAAAAGTTATTTTTGCCGATGCCGAGGACGCCCAGCGTATCGCTGAATTGCAAAGGGCTGGCTATAATGTGGTTTCGGCCAATAAAGAAAAAGGATCGGTTAAGGCTGGCATTGATTATATAAAACGCCATCGGGTCCATTTGACCAAGCGAAGTATAAATATTCACAAAGAGCAAAAGATGTACAGTTGGAAAAAGAAGGGCGAGGTAATTTTAGATGAGCCGGTGAAGTTGAATGATGATGGCATGGATGCTATTCGCTACCCGATTTGGAGTATGTATGGCAAAGTTCGTAAATTATCAGGTATTATTTAATTAATATTTTTATGCCAAAAATAGAACAAGCAAAGTTTAGCGAGCCACTTGATATTAATGAGAAGTGGTGGATAACAAAAATAAAAGAAATGATTGAGAGTGCACGTTTTGGAAGTGTCGAGATTGAAATGACAATCCAAAAAAAGAAAGTAATGACGATTAAAGAGCATACTCGTCAGTCACATAGTTTTTATAATGATTAAAGTTATCCACAGCACTATTGCTTTTTTTAAAATTGTGATATAATTAAATTACTTTTGAATTTACTCTGTTGGAAAACAAAGGGTACGCAAATTATTGTGTATCCTTTTTTCTTTATATGTTTGAAAATATTAAAAAGATTTTTAGAAAAGGCGCGTCATTAAAAGGTTTGGTATACGGGAATAATTCTTGGATTTCATCGCCTTGGGCGGAGAGTGAACGTATCAAATCGTATGGTTCGAGCGTTTATGTGCATGCGTGCGTAAAAAAAAGAGGTGAGAAGTTTGGCCAATTAATCAATTTCAATTTAAAACGCCGAGGTTCTGATAAAGAAATATCAGAGCATTGGATATTGGATTTGCTTGATAAGCCAAATAATTTTCAGAATAAGAATGAATTTTTTGAGTTGTATCAAACTTTCAAGGACCTTACTGGTTCTGTTTTTGTTTATTTGTTAAAAATTGGGGAAGGTAAAAATGCCCGAGTAAAAGAAATGCATTTGTTATCACCGGACAAAGTGACGGTTGTGGTTAACGAAGAGACTGGTTTGCCAGCATTTTATAAATATAACAATGGCAAAGGTGGGCAGACTATTTACAATGCTGATGATGTGGTGGCATCGTTTTACCCTAATCCAATTGAATTTTCTAAAAATAGTTATAAAGGGTTTAGTAGTTTAATGCCATTGGGGAAAAGAGTTGAAACTGAACAGCAGTTAGTTGACTACCAATATAATATTTTAAAGAACGGTGGCAAGGTTGAGGGTATTTTGAAATTTAAAACTGAAGTAATGGACCTTGATAAAATTGAGGAAGTCAAGGTGCAGTATGATCAACAATTTGCCGAGGCCAAACGTAGTGGTCGCCCATTAATACTTTATGGGGATACTGAATACGAAAAAGTGGGGCAAAGTATGGAGGAGTTGGCATATTTGGATAGTTTAAAGTTCACCCGGGATGATGTACTAATGATTTTTGGTGTACCAAAGACTGTACTCGGGCTTACTGATGGTGTGCAAAAGGGTAACTATGATGAGGCCAATTCGATGTTTATTAAAGACACAATCAAACCCTTGATTGAGAATTGTGTTACTAAGTTGAATGAATTTTTAGCCCCACCTGATGTTTTATTGGATTTTGTTGACCCAACGCCTGAGGATGTGGATTTGAAATTGAAGAAAATTGAGAATGGAACGGCCAATTATTACATGACTACGAACGAGAAAAGAGCCTTGATGAATATGGAGCCACTGCCTGATGGTGATGTGATATTGGTGCCATTTTCACTGACACCGATGGACACTGTAACCGATCCAATAGAGCCTACTGCTGAACAGAAAGGTTTAAAAAAAAAACTGCGACATCCACTAACTAATCCTATAATCCGCAAGCAATACTATGGTGAGTGGATTAAATTAGCAGACAGGCGCGAGGGTAAAATGAAAATAAAGCTGGATGATTACTTACGTGCGCAAAGGAATAGGGTGTTGGATAATTTAAGCAATCAAAGGTTTTTTACTAAGGCTTTATCAAACGAGGTATTTGATATGCGGTTGGAAGTTGGTTTGGGTGAAAAGGTTATAATCGATTTAATTAAAAAATATTTGATACAATCTGGTGAGGATGCAATGAAATTTGTGGGTTATGATAAGCCATTTATAGTCACTGCTGATTTGCAAGCAATGATTGAAAAAAGGAATGAGTTTTTTGCCAAAGAAATAAACCGTACGACCTTTGATACTTTGAAAAGACAATTTGCGGAGGCAAATGATAATAACGAAAGTCGCGATCAGTTGGTTAAAAGAATACGCGACACTTATGGAGATATCAGCAAGGGCAGAGCCACTACAATCGCGCGTACGGAGACACTGGTGGCCAGTCAGACAGGTAAATTCTCGGGTTATAAGCAGTCCGGCATTGATATCAAGATTTGGGTAGCGGTAATGGATGATGCGACACGTGATAGTCATGCAAGTTTGGATGGGGAAGAAAAGCCAATCGATATGCCTTTTTCCAACGGATTAATGTATCCGGGGGATGAAAGCGGATCAGCGGAGGAAGTTATTAATTGCAGATGTTCAGTTTAATTATTAAAAGTTTAATTACAAATCGGCGTGCATATCCGACTCATTGCGAGTCCAGAGGGTAGCCAACTATTTATTCATATGAAGAAAAGACAAAAATTATATCAAATAATGCCGGTCTTGATTAAAGGGGTAGACGACGCAAAGCATACGCTTGAGGCTGTCTTTTCTACCAATGACGAAGATAGGCATGGCGATGTGGTAGAGCAAAATTGGGATTTAAAATCATTTAAGAAAAACCCAGTTATTTTAAATTCTCACAATTACTATGATGCCACCGAAGTTATCGGTAAGGCGACTGGTGTAAGTGTGAAAGACGGTAAATTGGAAGGCACGATTGAGTTTGCAGTAGGTGCTAATCCAAAGGCAGATATTATTTATAAACTTTATGCCGGTGGCTTTTTGAACGCATTTTCTGTTGGCTTTATTGCCAAGGAATTTGACGACAAGGGGACCATACTAAAAGGCGAGCTGTTGGAAGTATCCGCAGTGTCGGTTCCAGCAAACGCCATGGCGCTTGCTAAGGCCAAAGGTATTGAAATTGAAAAACTTTATGAATTACCAATCACAAAATCCGACGAACATGACGGAGGAGAGGAAGACGAGGGCGACAATGATGATGAAGAGGGAAATGGGGACAACGCCAACGGAGCAGGCGGTAGTGGTGAAGGTGGACAACCAGCCGGTGACGGAAAGCCAGCCGAAGGAGTAAAAACTGAGGATGCTAAGGTTGATGAAAAAAATGACGAGGTTGAGGAACAGAAAAAACTGGATGCATTGGATGCCGAGGAAATTGCCAAAAAGAAATTGGCGGTTAATCAAACGTTTAACAAAATTGCTAAGGTTATTGACTCATTCTGCGAAAATATAAAGGCCGAAACCTCTCTTTTAGGGAGTGTCGCAGTGGAAAAGAGCAATATTAATCGGGCAATAAGACAGTTAATTAAAATTAAGAAAGCAAAATAATTGTATGAATAGATTACAACTATTGATTAAACGTCTTTTGAAACAAGGTTTTGCAACAGATGTGGAAAAAGACAAAACTTGGGCCTTGTTCAAAGAGCTTGGTACCGAGGAACAGGAAAAAGTATCAGCCGACGTTGAGAAGGTTGATGAATTACCTGAGGAAAAACCAGCCGAAGCCAAAGAAGGCGAAGGCGATGGTGTTGCCAAAGTTGAAGAAAATTTGGAAAAACTTTTTGCCAACTTGGAAACAAAAATGGGTACAACCATTAATGCCGAGGTCAAGAGATTGATTAAGGAAGAAATGGAATTGAATACCAAACGTGCTGGCGTTTATAACTCTGCTGTTCAAGCAGATGAAAAGCGCAAGGCAATGAACACTTACTTACGCAAATTCACAAATGCTTTGGTAGGTGAAGATATTGCTACCTTGAAAGAAATGACCACCGACGATCAATCTACCCCATATTCCGGGTATACCGTTGACAGTGAATTGTCAGCTGAAATCCGCCACTTAATCACCAATTATGGTGTGGCTCGCAGAGAAATGATGGCTTTGCAATTAACCAAACACACATATCGTGCCAACAACTTGGTAACCGATGTGATCGTGTACTGGGTTGATGAAGGCAGTGCTATCGGCTCTACTCAGGCCGTCTTGGGTCAAAAGACCTTGGAATTAAAGAAGTTGGGCGCAATCGTGACCTTGACCAACGAATTGATGACAGATGGAGAAATTGATTTGTTCTCATTCTTGGCTGAACGTGTTGCTGAAAACTTTGCTAAGGCCGAAGATTTGGCCTTTTTCAAAGGCGACGGCACTGGTACTTATGGTAGCTTTACTGGTTTGTTGAAAGACACAACCATTAATGAAGTGACCATGACTGGTACCACTTTTGCCTCTGTTGATGCCGATGATTTAATCGACATGCAAGATGCGACACCAGAAGGTGCGCAAGCCAATGCTAAATATTACATGCATCGTACTATCAAATCTTACGTTCGTAAGTTGAAAGGTAGTGACGGTCAGTATATTTACGCCAGACCAACCGAAAGCGAACCAGCAATGATTTGGGAAAAACCAGTCGTTACTGTTGAGGCCATGCCATCCAAATTGGACAGTGCAGAGGATACTTCCTTTGTGTTGTATGGTGATTTGAAGAAAGCATGTTTGTTTGGTTACGAAGGTGCAATCAGAGCCGACATGTTCGACACTGGTTTAATCCGCAATGTAGCCGGCAATGCTGACATCAACTTATTGACTACCGACCGCGTAGCAATCCGCTGGATTGAACGTGCAGGTTTTGTCGTAGTTGTGCCAAGTGCAGTTACAAAATTGACCACAAACGTAGCAAGCCTATAAGCTGTTGCGACTTTACTCGGGGGCTGGATTTATTCAGCCCTCGGAATAAAAGCGTAATATGTACCGATTTACTTACATCAATAAAAAGACAGGCGTGAAAGTTTATAGCAATGAGAAATTGGATCGTGAAGATTTGGAGTTAATTTGCGAAATTAGAAATACACAAATTCATTCAGAAGATACTACTAAAAAAGAATATGGCAGTTAAAAAAAATTACACTACGGAATTGAAACTTGAAGCCTTTTTAGGCGGTCTTTCGATTGTTACGGCCGAGGCAGAAGACGCAATTAATCAAGCGATTACTTTGGTTGATAAATTGACAGGTCGCAATTTTGTGGCTGATACGACTGAGAGTGAAAGATTGTTTGACGGAAAAGGCAAAGAGCAATTACTGATTGATGATTGTATTTCTATTTCTGAGGTTAAGGTTGGTAGTGATTATTATGGCGACTCCAAAACAACACTGACGACTACTGAATACATAAAATTACCCAACAATTATTCTGCCAAAGGATTTCCCATAAGCCGATTGCATTTGAAAAATGATATTTGGCAAACCGGTATGCAAAATCATAGCGTGAAAGCTAAGTGGGGATATTCATTGGCTTGTCCGGATGACATCTCTTTCGCCACATTAGTTTTGGCCTCGGGGATGTATATGTTTAATCGAGGAGGCGCGAGTGGTGGCGTAAATTCCGAAAGCATTGGCAATTATAGTGTGAGTTATGAAAATGAAGAAGGTTGGAAGAATTACAAACGAGCGATAAGTATTTTGGATGGTTATAAGAAAATAAATTTATGAGTATCACCAGTTTTTTCACGACAACTTTTACGATTAAGAGAATGGTTTATACCGCCAACAAATCGGCTTTGCAAACTGCTGGCACGTTTAATGGATATATTCAGCAATTGAGTCAACAGAAATTACAGGAGATAGCCGGAGCATTGAAAGTGAGTCACGCGATATGGTGTGCGGTGGATACAGTAGTGAATTTGGGCGATGTGCTGGAAGTGGGAACAAATAAATATGCGGTTAAAGCCATTCAAACTAATAACACCGGCGGAAATCAACACTTGGAGTTATTGGTTGAGAAATAAAGCATATGCCATTTGTAAAAATTGAGGGCTTAGATGAATTGGAAAGAGCGGTTGATCGTAATCCAGAAAAGACACGAACAGAATTGAACAGATTTTTTATAAGAGGTTTGGCTGAATATCGGAGAGGGATAAACAATAATCCGTGGCGAATGGGAATGTCGGGCGGTGGAGCACCAAAAAAATCAGGATATTTACGCGACTCACACACCGATAAAATTCAAGCATATAGAGCGTCTATCGGCCCCACAGCACTTTATGCCCCATATGTTCATGGTGTTGAAGGTTACCCGCGTAAAAGAAGTTATCAATTACGGCCGTGGCTTGATAGCGTGAAAACAGATAAACAAAAAGATATTGATGAGCTGGCAATGAAGATGTTGGACAATATCGTTAAAGATTTAGCCAAGTAATATGTTAGCAACACTGATCACAAATATAAAAAGTTCTTTACAAGCGGTGACTGAGGTTGCAGTTGTTTATGAACGACCGCTTGGTGAGAATGAACAGTTTACTAATTTTCCAGCAGTAGTTTTTTTCCCAGCTGGTCCTGAAAACAGTTTTGAAACGAATACCGAAAATAAAAGAGAATGGGCTTTTTCAATATTTGTGGTGACTGAGGCAAACATTAAAACAGTAGCCGAGGCGACAGTCATTATGGCCAACGCAGTCGAGGCAGTGATGAATAAGATTGATAATGCGTGGAATGGTGGAACAGATAATGGACACAGAATTTTACAATGGTGGAGTGGTGACAAGTGGGATTATTTGCTTACCGAAGTGGGGGGAACAATCGTGGCACCACTAACTTTACACGTCAGATATTTAACAAACAATTAAATTTTAATTATTAATAGCCCTTTGGGCAAATATAAATTATATGGCAGAAATTTTAGGCAAAGAAATTGAGTTCGGCGTAGCTTTGGAAAGCGTGCGCGGAACCGCAAAGACAACCGCAGAAAAGTGGTTTAAAAAAATCACTGCTACCGTGGTTGAAAAAGTGGAGAAAAAAGTTGATGAGTCTACTCGCAATCGCTTGGAAGACTCTTTGGCAACTCGCATTGTTAAGAAATGGATTGAAGGCGAATTGTCCGGCAATGTGCACGTCGATGGCATTGGTTATTTATTTTACAGTCTATACGGTGGTGTGACTTCAACCTTGGTTGTGACTGGTGTTTATTCTCACGTATTCGCCATTAGTAATAGCAATTTACATCCTTGTTTATCTTTGTTTGCTAAGGATGGAGCTAACAGTCAAGAAGTTTATAACGGCGGTATGGTGAGCGATATGGAATTGAATGTAGCCAGTGATGACTACTTGAAATTCAAAGCCAATTTTATTGCGCGCTCTAACGTTGCCAATTCTGCATCCGTAACCTATGGCACGGAATATGATTTGATTGGCAAAGATGTGGTAGTAAAAATAGCCACGACTGAGGCTGGTTTATCAAGTGCCACGGCAATTAAAGTAAAAGAATTATCTATTAAGTGGGATCAGGGTTTGATTGTGGACCAAGTAGTCGGCTCTCTTAGTCCAAATGATTTGTTTGCATCAAAAATGGCAATCGAAGGCGAATTAAAATTAAATTACGATGCCGATACTTATAAGGATTTGTTCAATACTGATGTATATCGCTACATGCAAATTACGATTACCGGCACTGCTGATTTGGGTACAACCAATTATCCAACAATCACAATTTTGATGCATCGAGTGGCCGTGACTGATTGGACTCGTGATGATAGTGCTGGCGATTTGGTAAGTCAAACAGTTTCATTCAAAGCGTTTTTTAATGAGACAGATGTCAAACAATCTACTGTCACAATTAAAAATAAGACAGCTGAATACGATACTAACGCTTAATAAATAGTAATAAAAAAGGGCGTGGTTTTCACGCCACGCCCTCGGATAAGTTCTTTAAAACAAAATCATAATTATCAAAAATATAAAAATTACGGGAAAACATCCAAACTTAGTTTTATTTTCGGTGCGACTTTCCATTTCCTTAATTTTCAATTCACCTGCTCCAATAATAAACTGTCCAGAAAGTTGTTCCATTTTTTCCGGATTTTTACTTTCATCACGCAGAATATTAGCAAGGTCAGCGTAGATTGTGCCAATCTTATCAGAAATTTCGGATGTTAATGGTTGAGATTTATAAAATAATAATGATTTTTGTAGGTTAGACCACTTAGCATCGTTTTGGTAAGACATAAATTTAGTGATTAAATTTAAACTTTAATAAATATTATAACATATATGACAAGAGAATTAAAAACAATACAACTTTCAAATTGTGAGGTTGAAATAATTACCTCTCTGACTTGGGGTGAAAAGGAAAGATTGCAGGGTGTATTTTTGAAAGGGGCAAAAGTTGGTGCTGATGGTTTGAATGGTTATGATATGTCAATTCTTTATGAGGCGAAATTAAAGCTAATGGAATTGGCAATCGTGTCAATTAAATGTGGTGAGGAAGTTTCAAAGTTTAGTAATGAATGGGTTGAGAATTTATCGGCCGAAGATGGCGACAAACTCTATGAGGAATTGGAAAAATTGAATAAAAAAAAACAGTAGATCGTGATAAATGGGAGAGGGCGCTAAAAGGAAATACCTCGCCCTCTCCTGAAATAGTGTTGGAATTATTGAGTGAAAAATATGGTTGGACGCCAGCACAAATTCGAGAACAAAGGTGGCAAGATATTGAAGATTACTTGCTAATAATATCCATTAAAAACGCAATCGAGAAAGGTAATAATAAAAAGTATGGCCGAAAGTAGAGAATTATCACTTATACTTTCCTTAAAAGACGAGGCAAGCAAATCACTGAAAGGTTTTAAGAAAAATGTTGCCGAAGGTCTTGCCGATGTTGGCAAAGGATTGACAGTCGCAGGCGGTGCAATAACCGCCTTTATGGGTTTGTCTGTAAAGGCAAGTGCTGAGGCTGAGGAACAGATTGCAAAGTTTGATGCGGTATTAAATACCATGGGCAGTACGGCCGTTGGATTGCGCAGTAAAATTTTGGAAGTAGCATCGGCCAGTAGCAAACTTGGTTTTGATGATGAGGCCACAGCTTTGAGTGTGGCTAAACTTTATCAACGCACTGGCGACCTTAATCAAGCAATTAGTTTGAACGCTTTAGCAATGGATTTGTCCCGAGCGAAAAGTATTGATTTGGCAGATGCCAGTAATATGGTTGGCTTGGTTTTGTCCGGTAATTCTCGGGTGTTAAAACAGTATGGTATTGATATTAAAGATAGTTTGAGTCCAGCGGAGGCATTAAAAGATTTGCAAGGGAAATTGGCTGGACAATCAGAGGCATTTGCCGGTACATTTTCGGGGCAGATGGCGGTTTTCAATGAGAATTTTACTAACCTCAGGGAAACAATCGGGGCCAGTTTGATGCCGATACTTAATCAATTCTTGCAAAAAGTAACCGGAGTAATTACCAAAATTCAGGAATGGGGCAATGCTCATCCTGCTTTGTTTGATAAAATTATCAAGGTTGTGGCAGTTGTTGGCGGATTAATGTTGGTGTTGGGACCGTTGTTGGTAATGTTGCCGGGCATTTCAATTGCGATTGGTGTTTTAGGTGGATTATTTACTTTTCTTGCTGGACCAGTTGGCTTAATAATTTTGGCTATTGGTGCTTTGATTGCAGTGGGTTATTTATTAATCACTCATTGGGATCAGGTCAAGGCATATGCGAGTAGTGTGTGGGAGTCAGTATATTCAACAATCAGTGGCGTGATTACGCGCGTACGTGATTTTGTTGTTGGTGTTTTGACTTCTATTCGCGACTTCTTTGTAAGTATTTGGAATGGGATTTTGAATGTTATCAATGTAGTTTTTGGGGCAATTGCGACGGCCATTAAATATTGGCTGGCTTTTTCTTTTGGTTTAATTATTCTTTTCTTGGATACTTTTTTACCCGGCTGGCAAGAGAAATTACAAGCAATTTATCAGACTGCGGTTGAAGTATTTACAGCGATTGGTAATTTCTTTGTGGCTACTTGGGAATGGATACAGATGGCATGGCAGAGTGGTGTTGATTTTATTAGTAATTTGTGGACGACTGTTTGGACTGCAATCAGTAATTTTATTATGCCGATTGTTGGGGCTGTTCAAGAAAAGATATCAGCAATGTGGGCTTTTCTAAAAGATTTATTTACCAAGGCCAGCAAGCCTTTGACCGATGCGTGGAATACTCTTTGGGATGGAATAAAAGGCGTGGCCAGTTCGGCTTGGGAAGGTATCAAGGATGTAGTGAAGTCGGGTATAAATTGGATTATTGATAAGTTAAATTGGTTTATTCAAAAGGCAAATGAAGTAGCCAGCAAGGGTGCTGGTGCTTTGGGTATTACAGTGCCAAACATTTCACAGATACCGCGATTGGCTAAGGGTGGAATTGTAACCAGTCCGACGTTTGCACAAATTGGCGAGGCTGGACCCGAGGCAGTTAAAGTTTTATGCTCGGCCAAGGGTTTTGTTAAGACGGCTGAATTGGCCGAAATGGTTGGTGATTTAATAATGGATAAGATGAGATTAAACGGTAAGTTAGCATTATGATTACTGTAAAAATAAATTCAGTTGATTGTAGCAGTAGCATTATTTGGCCATCATTATCGGTTGAGCAGAATTTGACCAGTCAGGTTGATAATGCAAGTTTTCAGGTGCGGAAATATGGTACTCGATTGTTGACTCCGGAGGTAAGCGATTTGATTGAGATTTATGATGGTGCGGATTTAGTTTTTAGTGGTCAGATTATTAATATTACCGAGGATATAGAAAGTAATGCCGGGGCTTTGCTCTTTACAGTTCAATGTGTGGATCATACCTATGAGTTGGATGGTATCTTGGTGGCCGAAACTTATGAGAACATGACCGTTAAACAAATAATTGATGACATCGTGGCCAATTATGCACCGACGTTTACTGCGGTCAATGTTAATTCAACTTATTTGATAAGCAAGATTGTTTTTAATCAAATATCAATTTCACAATGTTTGAAACGGTTGGCTGATTTATTGAAGTATGAATGGTATGTGGATGAAGTTAAAGATATTCATTTTTTTACGAAGTTTACGAATGTTGCACCTTATAATTTGACTGATACCAGTGGCAATTTTATTTATGATAGTTTGAGTCGCAAAGTGGATGGCACACAAATTGCTAACCAAGTAAAAGTGCGCGGTGGTTTGGGAACAGAAACGTCTTTGTTTACTGATGTGACGACAGTAAAAGGAAATAACACTTTGTCATTCAAATTGCCATATAAATACAAAGGTTTGGTGATTAGAGTTGATACCGGTTCGGGTTATGTGGGCAAACAAGTGGGTATTGAGTTCATTGATAAATTTGTGAGCGAGGGTGGTACGGCCGATGTGCTTTATAACTACCAAGATGACTCTATTCGTTTTCCGAGTGTGTTTGCGGATGGCAATAAAATTGAGTTTAGTGGTTATAGAAAATATCCAGTCATGGCAGTGGCATCCGACTCGGCAAGTATTGATTTGTATGGTTTGCGCGAGAAATTAATCAAGGACAATTCGATTGAAGATAACACGATCGCGCGTAAGCGAGCGACAGCTGAATTACAGGTTTATAAAGACGAGATTTCTGATGGTCGGTTTGATACTTATACCAAAGGATTGCGTGCTGGTATGGTAATTCAATTGGATAGCACCTTGCGAAATGTGACAACGGATTTCTTGATTAAGAAATTAAAAATGAAACCGATTGACCCGTCGACATTCATGTATTCGATTGAATTAATTACTACACGAAAATATACCTTGATTGATTTATTACAAAAATTATTACAGACCGAGGATTATAAAATTGACGAACACGAAGTGGCAGAAATTATTAAAACTGATCTGGCAGAAGTAACCATTGAAGAATTGATTGAGGTGGTGCATGCGGTAGCGGATGTGGTAGCGATTACGATTGTTGAGAATATTCAGAAAGACCCGATTGGTGCGCATGTGGAGCCGATATGGGTGTTGGCTGATTACTTTCCTACTGGTCCGACAGATCCAAAGCGTACTGGAAGATTGGATTTATCATTTGAATTATACTGATTAATTTTAAAAATATGATGACACTACAAGAACGAATAAAATTTTTACTAAAAAAGATTGGCGCGCGAATAAAAGGTGAGGCTGTTATTGTTGCCAACATCAAATCTTTTCGGCTGGCTGAATGGGTGAAAAACGGGTCAGAAACGCTTGAGTTGGTACGTTTGTATGCCAAGACGGGTAAACAGTCAATTCTTGACCAATTGCTTGCCACAGGGGCAGTTTTAGGGCATACGGAGGGGCATAATTTGATTACTACACGAGGGCGTTCTGTATTGGCGGAAAGATTGGCTGGTGGCACGACTTATACTGGTGAAATTAACTATGGTGCGCTTGGTACTGGGGTTAGCCCAGTGCCAGCAAATGCGAGCACACAATTAGTTGGGGAGGTTTACAGAAAATTAGCCAGCTCACAAACTTTTGATAACAATATTTGTTATGTTGATTTCTTTTATGAGGCGACTGAGGTGAGTGGAACGTTTACAGAATTTTCTAACGTGATCGACGGAACCCCCACTATCAATTCAGGAAGAATGTGGTCATACATAGCTACGGGAGGTTGGACCAAGTCGTTAACGGAGTCGCTGTTTGTTTCCTGCCAATATACGATAAATTAATATGAGTAAAAAAATACAAAAACGTAATTGTGATAATTGTGGAAAATTTTATGTAGGAATTGGTGAACGTTTTTGTAGTAGAAAATGTACAATAATTTCAGATGAACATAAACAAAAAATTGCTAAAACTTTGATTGGAAATAAAAGAGCATTAGGTAAAAATTGGAAATTATCAGATGAAACTAAAAAGAAAATGAGTTTAGCACAAAAAGGAAATAAAAAAAAATTAGGTAAAAAACATAGTATTAAAACAAGAGAAAAAATGAGCAATACAGCTAAAAATAAAGTGGCATTGGGTATACACCATGCTTGGAAAGGTGGAATAACTCCGTTAAATTATAAAATAAGGCAATCATTAGAATACAAATTGTGGCGTGAGTCAGTATTTAAACGGGACAATTATACTTGTATTTTCTGCGGAGCAAGGAACGGAAATGGTAAAGATGTATATTTAGAAGCCGATCATATAAAAAGATTTTCAGAATATCCAGAATTGAGATTTGCGATTGATAATGGAAGGACACTTTGTAAGGAGTGTCACAAAAAAATAACGTTTAATTAAATTGATATGGCACTTGATAACAAAAATTTAGGCGACAAACTATACGCATTTGAAACGAATGGGATTATCAAAGCTATCCGCACTTTGTTTAGTAATTTTTTGGATAAGTGGGGGTATTTGGGAAATAGTGGTAGCGTTTCAAGTTGTACAGTACCAGATCGATGTAACTATATTGTGGTAACGGTATATTATACTGCAAATACATTTTTAGGACCGATGAGGGGTCAAACTGATTTAATATTAACAAGAGTTGGTAAGAATACAGCAACCGCAGAAATAATGGAGGCGGTAGGCGGTACAAGTTATTCAGTTACAACTACATTGACTTGGTCTGGTAATACATTGTCGACAACCAACGGTAGTTTTGTCGCTTATTTTTATAGTTAAATTATATGGATTATTTAGGAACAATCAGAGATGTTTTTTCAAACACTACCCAACAAAGTAATATTGTTGATTATGTAAACTCGCAAGCTAACAGCGGACAGGCAGTTGTTAATGTTAGCAACGGTGCTTTATTTACTATTGGCGACCAAGTTGTTTTATACGACGGCGAGGATTTATTCGAAACTGCGACAATACAAAACATCGTGACTAACGCAATCACGA